TATCCTTCTGACCTTTACCTACTTTAAATAAAGCTGAGTGGTCAATAGTAACCAGAGTATTTGTGTAGTTACCTGCTTCATCTTTGTGAGCTTCCATATAATAATGTATAGTTGCACACATCTCATCAACAGTACACGGATCATATACTACATCAATGACATCATGTCTTGCACTATCTTCATAGTACTGGACGCATCTTAAGTATAGATCTTTATCTACTGGCTCACCTTTGGACATTAGTGTATTGTAATCAGAACCTGTATTCAGACTCAGCTTTCTGATACCATTGGTCTCATCAAGCATCTCAAACTGAAACTTAAGTACTCTAAATTTATGGTCTTGGTTCTCTTCAATAATATCAGAGATTAACTGCTCCATAAATAAAGTTTTACCCGTTCCAGGCCTAGCACCTACTACGGTAATAGTTCTCCATTCCAATCCATCACAGAAGGCATCATTAAATTTGGGCCATGAGCTTTTAAGTGATTTTAACTCACCAGATCTTCTAGCCTTCATTTTGAGAAGGGCTTTTCTAAGAGCGTCTCTTTCACTCACAGGCTTCAGAGCCCGGGCACCGTTAAATAAATCTGCCATACATTTGGATTAAGTTGTTAACTTACTTTTTACATCATTATAGATGAGATGGGATAAACCCACTACAAATTCAATTGCTAAAAACTGTAAGAAATTCATCTCTACAAGGAGAGTATGAACCAACAGCCAGGAAACAAGACTTCCTGTTAATGCAATAAAGAATAATTTAAATCTAATCATACTATATTTTCTTTAAAATAATTTGGTTCTTCATAATCATCTGCTTCAATCATATCACAATAAGTTGCTAGTGTAGAATCCCAGGTTTTATCTGTATTCTGTTTTCTAACAAAGTATTGAGAGTTACGCATGTAGTTGTATCTATTCATAGAATATTCATCTACATATTTCTCTGTTGCTTTTAGTACTGTTTCCCAAGAATAACTGAAATTCTCAAAGAACCATCTAAAAGCATTCTCAAGACCTTTAATATTTACTCTTGCCGGTACACCACTTGGTAGTTTACCTTTAGGAAAGATTTCATTATAAAGCTTAAGGTTATCTTGGAAGCTATCTCCCATTAGATCTTTTGATGTTTTCTTCTTAGATTTCTTGAAGTATCCATCAATTTCATCTATAAATTTAAGGCTATTATCTGACAATTCCAAGGATTCCGTCAGGTAATTACCTGATTTTAATCTAAGAACTTCAATATTAAAGTTAACACTATCCGAGCATTTAACTTTATTCTTTATACAATAAAGAACATATAAGCCATTAGGTGTAATCTGTGCTTGTAATAGCTTATTGAATATTTCTTCCATTACCAAATGATTTTGTAATTGTATAAATGCTGTACAGTATCTCTAACTTCACTAAAGACACCTTTAGAATCCCATTTACTACCATTATAAGCAGCACTTGCGGGATGTGAGACCATAAATTTAGTACAATTTTCTCCACATACATCTGCCCACTCCTGGGATTTTTTACCCATATAGACATAAACTAATCCTGGATGAAAGTTCTTCAAGTAGTCAAATACATATGCTACAAATGGAGCCCAGATTTCATAATGCTGACCTATCTTACCTACTTCAGTTGTAAGAGCAGTATTAAGCATAAGTATACCCTGTCGGGTCCATTTTGTCAAATCTAAGGGCCTTTCATACCCGTTTGGGTATAATTTCTCAACTTCATCAAGAATGAATCTTAGAGATGGTTGTTCTCTTTCAGATTTACTACAACTAAATGCAATACCATCTGCTACACCAAGTGTTGGATAAGGATCTTGTCCAACTATGACTACTTTAAGTTCATCATAAGGACATTCTTCAAATGCTCTAAACACATCTTTTAATACAGGAGTAAATCTTTTACCGCTGTTTGAAAGATTATATAAATCAGTAAGAATCTTTTCAAACTCTAAACTAAATATAAAAGGTTTAAGAACTCTACCCCAACCGCTTGGTTCAAGTTTATTAAATATTTTTTGTTTATAATCATCAATGTCTAGTATATTAGCCATAATCATGTATATTTGTTAAAAAAGTATAATATAATGGTCAAAGTAAAGAAACTAAAAGATGATGCTGTTGTCAAAATTGAGATCAGCAAAAACTTTTATGATTTAATTAAAGCTTCTATGTTCTACATCTTTACATTAGAAAAAGATGAAGCCAAAAAAGAAGAAATAATTAAAAAGACAATTGCTCAGGATGTCTATACACCTCTTAATGATTATGAATTAACATTTAAGACATTAATTCATATTCTTGCAGAGATTGAAAGAGTAGCAGCAATTGAAGGACTATATGAAGAAAAAGAAATCTTAGAACCTGGTGATGAAGGTTATGTTGAACCTACGCAAGGTTAAGATTAAAATCTTTTCCAATCTCTACACAGGACTCTATTGCTAGAGCCAATTCCATTTTACTACAGTCTGCAAAAGATTTACAAATCTCTGCATCTCCTCCATCATAACAAAGACCTGCATGGGTCTTAATAATCCGTTTCATTTCATCAAAAGTATAGCCAGACTCTTGTGCTAATGTACGTATACATGCATGCACTTTAGCAATCTGTGCTAATGAGGCATTGTCAGAAGTAAGACCCATAAAGACCTCAACTTGCTGTCCATCAGCTAGTTTATCAATAAAAATCTGAAAATTTAATTTGGATTTATCATCAGGATAAACTAACTTACCTCCGCGTTTAACTAATTTAGTAGTAAACATAAGCTGATTTTTTTGTATATTATTAATAGATATGGAAAGACTCCACGGAAATCAAAATACAGTAAGTAAAGATACTGAAATAGTACTGAGTTATCTAGAAAGGTTTCCAGAAGCTCCCTCAAAAACTTTAGCTAGAAAAATTTATTCTGAAAATCCTGCTTTAATCTCACTTGAATCTATCTATGGTAAAGTAAGATATTATAGAGGTCAATATGGTAAAGCACATAGAAAGAGTTTAAAGAATAAAAATTTTCAGCAAGAACTTAAAGTTGATATAAATATGAAAGAAAAATTCCTACCAGAGTCTTATGCAACTAAGCGTGATACTTTTATATTCCCATCAGGTTGCAACTCAGTAGGAGTTATAGGCGACCTTCATATACCATACCAAGATAATGATGCTATAGAAGCAGCATTTGATGAGATGGAAAAACAAAACATAGAGTCCCTGTTTATCAACGGTGACATGTTAGACTTTTACCAACTCTCTTTCCATGAGAAAGATCCAAGAATGGTTCACTTCAAACAAGAAATAGAAGCAGGCAGACAATTCTTAGATTACTGCAGATCCAGATTCCCTGATATTCCAATATACTTTATTCCAGGTAACCATGAAAATAGATTTGAAAGATACCTCAGAGTTAAGGCATCAGAACTATTAGACATGGATGAATTCAGACTAGATGTACTACTACATGTAGCTGAATATGGTGTACAATATATTCCATTTAGATCTAAAGTTGTCTTTGGTGACTTTCTTATAGAGCATGGAGACAAAATCCCTGGTGCAGGTGGTGTAGTACCAGCCCGCACTGCTCTAATGAAACTAAAAACAAATTGTCTTATAAATCACTTTCACAAAACAAGTTCTAGCTCACAGAGAGTATATGGTCCTAATGACTCTACAACTATCCGTGGATATAGTCTTGGTTGCTTATGTGAACTCACTCCAGAATATTTAGAAATAAATGAGTGGAATCATGGATTTGCTATTCTAAAAAGAAATGGTAACTTAGTACAAGTTCACAATTACAAAATAGAAGGTAACCAAATAGTCTGATGTTTCTACCAATTGAATTTAAAGATGAGCAGGGCCCATATATTGAGCACCTAAATGTTACTCACATAACAAGAATATCTTTTGTCAATCCCAGAAATCCTGATGCAGGTAGTAAAATACATCTCCGTACAGGAGAAATATTAAAGACTACTATGCCATTTGATGTTTTATCTCAAGAAATTGATGATGCTTGGGAATCTGCATCTACACTCATTCTTTCTACGATGCTTTCTGAAAAAGCAAAACTTATGAAGAAAAGTGACCTACAGAATGAAGAAATTCAAGAACTTCCTCCTTTGTCCGGAGTTTAAATTTCTTATCAGGCCAATCAAAGTTGCCTACAAACCATTCATCTTCAGCTTCTACTATATCACTGTCTGTTGATATAAGTGAAAGATTGTTAAATATGTCTAGTACATAATAATAATAATCATATCCATTTTGACTTTCTAAGTCCTTGATCTCCACTTTGTTAAAGCCAAGATCTGTTAAATCATTTTCTGTCATTTGTTAATTGTTAGCTGGTGACATTGTTTTCATGAATACTTCATGGTTAAGAATTTCATGTGGATAGTCTTTGGCAATCTTCCAATAGACTTGATTTACTTTACTATACTCACCATGTTCTTGAATTCTTAGATCTCTAAAGCTTTTAATTGATAGAGTAACCATATGCAGGTTCTCTTCATCTGAGGATTCTAACATTGTAATCATGTTTTTTATCTCAGTGTCATTAATATAGCCCATTCTCTTCAGCAGTTGTAACTCTGCCATATATACAAAAGGACGGAATGTTCCAACTTTACTACCCTTATGGTACATATACCACAAATAGTTTAAGTTTCTATCTACATTATCTGTTAATTCATAATGCTCTTTTGCAATCTTTGCTGATAACTCCAGCATTTCATGTGTTATTTTCTTTTCCATTTTAAAAGATATATCTGATGGTATTCCAAGGTATTATACTATCATGTATTTGAATAAACTGTTTTATGTAGTCTGCCTTTCTATTATGCTCATACCTTACATTTTTACCACCATACTGAGATACTTTACCTTCTTGTATCTTAGGTGTCCAAAGAAACTCTTCACCTGGTAATTTATTTGCTACGTTATACCAATGCTTTTCTTCATTATGAGTTAAAAAGATTACCTCAGCTTTAACTCTATCATCAGCCC